GGAATTACAATCAAAAGCCATTAAGTTAGGCTATAAAACATTTAGATCATATGACTTTGAATTCAAACCAGTATGGTCTGTTTATAAAAACAACGAGGAGGTATATTACACAGAATATACATTAGATGCTCTTGAAAAAGTTTTAATATCATTAGATAGACAAAACAAATTAAATCAATTAGGAATTTGATTCCATAAAAAATGAAAAATGAAAATGAAAGAATTAGAATTAAGAAAGAAAGAATTATTAGGAGAAATTAAAGAGTGGAACTGGTTTCTAACTAAAACCTCTCCAACCTCAGACGAGCAAGATTATTTTACCGAGTGTATATGGAAAGCAAGATTAGAAATTGATTGTATAGATATACAGATACACAAAATAAATGAAAGAGATAGAAAGATAGAAGAGATTTTAAAAGAAAAGGAAAGAATTATGGAAAAAAGAATTAGAGATAATTGTAAAATAACAATAAAATAAGATAGAAAGCCACCAAATAAAGGTGGTTTTTCTTTTTTCTATAAAAAATCCACCCTTACAAAAAGAGGTATTTTTAACTAAATATATACTATACAAAAAATAATTAAAAGTATATGTATGAAATTGATTTAAAGTACCAAATAATCGGAAGGTGGTTGGCAAACGTTTATTTAGTAAAAAAGAGTGGAACAACAACCGCAAAAGAAATTGTAAAATTTATATCAGACAACAGAGAAAAGTTTGAAGATAAATATAATCTAAAAATTGATAGTAATATCAACGAACCAAGAATTAGAGATATAATAAACTGGATCAGAAGAGAAAGTATATGTAAAACTGGAGAGATAGTTTCAAACTCAAAAGGTTATTGGATCTCTAATGATAAAGACGAGATAGTAAAGTATCTTCAATCTTGGGAAGATAGATTATCTATACAATATAAAGCCCTAAGATCAACTCAAAGTAGATTATCAAACTATAAGAGTATGAGTGGCATTAAATCAGCAGTCGTTAAATACGACAGAAAACAAATTGAAGGCGACTTATTTGATAGCCTATAAAAAAGAATAATAATAATGAATTTTGAAAGAGGAGATTTAGAAATGTATGATAAATATTTAACATATATTAGAACTAAAATAGACGCAGAGAGAATATCTCACGCATTAAATGCTTTTGGTATAAATGAAGCAGATAAAATGAAGGCTGATAAAGTAAGAGAGGTTAAATTAGGACACATTAAAAAGGTTGATAATGATACTTGGAGATTTAGTTATACAATTAAATTAACGAGTGGTGGTTCAATATCAGGTATGGTTAATGAAATGAGTTATGATAAATGGTTAGCCTTAATGATAAGAGATAGAAGAGATAAAAGATTGGAAACTTTATTAGCCGAAGCAGAGAAGGAGGCGAGAAAAAATTAAATATATAAAATAAAAAAAAGAATTAAATGATTATACTTAATGAAGATTGTTTCCAGGCAATCAAAAGACAACCAGATAATTCAGTTGATTTAGTTATTACCTCTCCTCCATATTCCGATATAGTTAATTATGGAAAGAGTGTTTCAACAAAAAAACCTAATGCTTATGTTGATTGGTTATTACCTCTATTCGCAGAGATATACCGAGTATTAAAACCGAGTGGTAGTTTTATTTTGAATATAAATGATAAGTGTGAGGGTGGTTTAAGAAACCCTTACATTTATGATTTAATTAGTAGAAACAATAAGGAGACAAAACTAAAACTATATGATACTTATATTTGGCATAAAAGAAATGGAATACCTAACGGAGCCAAAAAAAGATTTAGAAACACAACAGAATTTATATTCCACTTTTGTAAAGACCCTAAACAAATAAAGTTTTATATGGAACGAGTTTTAATAGAACCGAGTATCAATACAGCAGAAAGATATAAATATGATATGACTAACGCACAAGGAGAGGTTATTGATGGTGTTAGATATAAGAAAAAGGTTAAGATTAGAAAAACAAATATGATTACTGATATTGAAGGTAAAGCTAATAATGAATTTGTATTTAGAGAAATGCCAGATAAGGTTAGACCTGATAATGTTGTTAGATTTTCAACAGCAGCCGCATCAAGAGATAACACTATTAAACACCCAGCACCTTATCATAAAGAGCTTCCACTATATTATATTAAATTATTAACTGATATTGGAGATTTAGTCCTTGATCCTTTTAGTGGTATTGGAACAACTGGAATAGCTTGTAAAGAGTTAGATAGAGATTATATTGGTTATGAATTAAACAAAACTTATGCTGAATTTTCAGAAAAGAGATTAAATGGTATTTTAGAAGATACTATTTCAATAGAAAAATATGATTTAAATGATAATTTTATCAAAGAGTATAAAAGTATCGGAGAAGCGGTTAAAGATACACCAGGAACCACCTATCATAATATATTAAGAAATATAGATAGAAATGATAAAATAAGTAATGGTGGTTTTAAGTGGGTAAAAAAAAATAAATTAAATTATGAGTAAAGTTAAACTAATGCAGGGAGACAACATAGCGTCCTTAAAAAAACTACCTGATAATAGTATTGATAGTATTGTAACTGATCCGCCATATGGCTTATCATTTATGGGAAAAAAGTGGGACTATGACGTTCCTTCTGTTGAGTTTTGGAAAGAAGCTTACAGAGTATTAAAACCAGGAGGACATATCTTATCTTTTGGTGGTACAAGAACCTATCATAGAACCGTTGTAAATATAGAAGATGCTGGTTTTGAAATTAGAGATCAGCTGATGTGGTTATATGGTTCAGGTTTCCCTAAATCATTAAACATAGGTAAAGCTATTGATAAGATAAATGGTGTAGAAGGAGAACAAGGACCTTTAAAAAGAGGTGGCGAAGCACTAACATATGATAGTTCTAACTATGGAGATATAGATTGGAAAGCAGACAAAAGAGACCCATATACATATATTGCTAAAAATGAGTGGGAAGGTTGGGGAACGGCACTTAAACCTGCTAATGAACCAATCTGCTTAGCAAGAAAACCTCTTTCTGAAAAAACTATTGCTGATAATGTCCTAAAGTGGAAAACTGGTGGTTTGAATATAGATGGTTGTAGAGTTGGTAATGAAACTATACAACAAAGACAATATGATAGAACACCTGAGCATGGAGGTCAATATGGAAATCATAGTGAGAGGAATTCAAATGGTATTATTACAGAAACGGAAGGTAGATTTCCAGCCAACATTATATTAGACGAAGAAGCTGGTATAGTATTGGATGAACAGAGTGGTATGACTAAGTCAAGTAAAAGAGGTCCTCAACTAAACAAAAAGGGATATAAAGGCGAATTGTATACGCCAACTGATACAGACTACAGAGATGATAATACATATGGAGATAAAGGTGGTGCCTCTCGTTTCTTTTACCAAGCAAAAGTTTCTAAGAAAGAAAGAAATATGGGTTTAGAAGCTTTTGAAGATAAAAAAGTATGCCAAGGTGGTTATGAAGGAGATTGGAGTTCTGATAAAGAAGGAGATATTGGTATAAACAAAGTAAAGATATACAAAAATAACCACCCAACGGTTAAACCAGTATCTCTAATGGCTTACCTATGTAAATTAATTACACCACCAGGAGGAATAGTTCTTGACCCTTTTATGGGTAGTGGTTCAACAGGTATAGCAGCACAATTAGAAGGGTTCCGTTTTTGTGGTATGGAAATGGATGGAAACTATTTTAATATAGCTGAAGCCAGAATAAATGACTATGAAAAATATAGAGAGTTTCTAAAGGGTAAATAAACATTTACCCATTTTTTATACTTTTAATACAGAAAATAAGAAAAACTATGAGCGTAAATGAGAACACTAATAGGCAAAATAAGAAAAAGTTTATTGAAGCCTTAAAAGCAAATCTATTCGTGGTACAAAGAGCAGTTGAAGAAACTGGTATTGCCAGAAGCAGTCATTACAAATGGCTTAAAGAAGACGAAGATTACAAAAGAGAGATTGAAGAGATTGGTGAGATCCAATTTGACTTTGTTGAAAATGAACTCTTAAAGAAAATTAAAGAAGGAGATAACCAATCAATTCTATTTTATCTTAAAACAAAAGGTAAAAAGTTTGGTTATGGAGAGAACCTTGACGTTACCACTAATGGTAAAGATATGAGTGTTGATATTATCAAAATCATAGAGGTTAAAAGAGAAGACGATAATGGAATTGGAGATTAAAACAACAGGAGTATTTACAAAGAATTATGATGCTCTTTTAGATAATAAAATCAGATTTGTAATTAATATGGGTGGAACTCGTAGTTCTAAAACTATATCTATATGCCAATTAATTATAGTCTATTGTCTTAAAAACCCTAATAAGTTAGTATCTATAACCAGAAAGTCATTTCCTTCATTAAGAGCAACCGTAATGAGAGATATGATTGAATTACTAACTGATTACAAACTTTATAATGAAAGACAACATAATAAAACAGATAATATATTTCAATTTCAAAATGGTTCTAAAATAGAATTCTTTTCATTAGACGATAGCCAGAAGATAAGAGGTCGTAAAAGAGATCTTCTATTTATGAACGAGGCTAATGAATTATCTTTTGAAGAATTCAACCAATTAAACTTTAGAACTAATGATAAGATAATTGCCGATTTTAACCCTTCAACTGACGATCATTTCATTTATGATTTAATGGAGAAAGAAGACGCAGTTAAAATACACTCAACATTTAGAGACAACCCTTTTTTAGATAAGAGAATTGTTAAGGAAATTGAAGCCTTAAAAGATACTGATTTTGACTTATACCAAGTGTATAATTTAGGTTTACCTTCTAAATCAACAGCAACTATATTTAACCACCAAAAACCTTTTATAGAAGATTTAATTAGATATGACGAAACTATACTTGGACTTGACTTTGGTTTTCAACACCCCACGGCACTAATAAGATGCGACTTTAAAGAAGATATGGCATTTGTTAGAGAGTTAATCTATGAGAGTTATTTAACAGGAGACGAGTTAGTTGATAAAATGAATACAATATTTACTAATGAAGGACTTTCTAAATCAACTCTTATTGTTGCTGATTATGCCAGACCCGAGTTAATTGAGACATTAAGAAGAAATGGTTTTAATGTCTTAAATGCTGATAAGTCGGTTAAGGCTGGTATTGATGCCGTCAAATCAACTAAACTCTTTTATCATAATGATAGTAATAATCTAAAGAAAGAATTTAGAAATTACAAATGGAAAATGGTTGGAGATAGAATTATTGACGAACCTGTTAAATTACACGACGACGGTATGGACGCTATGAGATATGCTATATTATACCACAAAAAGTCCAGAGTTGATACTGGAGGTTTTGATTTCATTTCTTTTTAGAAAAACAAGGGGATCTGATAAAAAAAATATATACTTTATGAATAAACGAAAGTATAAAAGCATCATAGACAAATTTATTAATTTAAGATACGAACACTTACTCGATTGCTCTAAAAATGTTTTAAAAGGTAAATCTGTAAACCCTATGGACCTTGTGGCTGAGTTAGTAATATTCTTTTATGATAATCAAGACAAACTGGAACACTTTATTACACAAGAAAGTTTCTTAAATTACACCGATCAACAGATGCTCGAAGGCTTCTCTGTTTCTTGGTTGAGAATACAGGGTAGATTTAACAGCTCTACATTTTGGCGTAAGTATATTATCAAAGACAGAGAAGAAGGAGATATACCAGATTTACCATATGAAGCAGAAGATTTAAATGAAGACGAGTATGTAACAGATTTGAGAAATGTTTATACTGAGGTTCAAATTGAAAAGATATTAAAGATACACGAGATATACCCCACCTTAACAAAGGTGGAACAAATGTTATTCAAAGCATATTTCTTAGAAAATCTTTCATATGAAAAGATAAAAGACAAATACACATTTTACAGAACTGATAAAAATGGTAAAAAGATTTACTATAAGAGTAAAAAGTCAATATATAATCTAATGAACGATTTAAAAGAAACAATAAAAAACAAGTTAGATTAAATGAAAGCAAACAAACTAATTGAAATCGCATCTGTATTAGACCCAAGTGGAGAAAAGAGAATATCTCTTAAATATGATAATGAAAGTAATTCTTTACATATTGAAGACGAAAGTTTAAGAGAGATAACCAGTTCTGAATTACAATATTATATTGATGAATTAAATAAACTTAAAGATTTGGTTAATGATATAAAATCTAAACCCGATACTGGTGTAATGACTGGTACAATTAAAATTAAATTTAAGAAACTACCACCATTAGTTTATACACCTTGGGAGCAAAGAATAAACTATTATTATTTCTGTATGACCCACAATTTCGGACAGGGAGAAGGTAAAATGTTTGATAACTGGCCGCAAATACCTTTTGAGAAGATTAAAAAGTGGAATGAAGAAATTAAAAAAAAATATAGAGATTTAGGTTATGATATATGATATAGCTTTATGGACTTGTGTGGTGGTTCTCCTTCAAACGGCAGAACCAATTATACATATAAAAAGATACTTTGGTTTCAAAGAAGAAGAGTATGATAGTATGAGTAAATTGAAGAGGTTATTTCATAGATTACTTTATTGTGCCACTTGTTTAGGTTTCTGGGTTGTCCTTATTACAACTCTTCAAATTGATTTGGCAATTATAACAAGTGTAATTGCTGGGTTAATTCATAAAATAATGTTAAACTAATGAACGATTTAGATAGACAATTACATATTCTAATGTTAGAGTTAGAAGGTAAAGATAAGATTATGGACGAGCAAACAACAAGATTGTTTAACCTTAACAACAATCTATTCAAAGATATACCTGAATATAACAGGAGTTGCCCGGCTTGTAGAGAGAGAGTTTATAATAGATTAAAAACCTATTGGGAGAGAATAAAAACAAATATGTAAAAAAATATACTTTAAATATATGAAAAGTTGGAAAGATATATCATTAAGAAAAGCCCTTAAACTAATGAGTTTAAATGAAACTGCTTACGATCAATTAGATTTGATTATTAAGCAAATGGCTATTCTACTTGATAAAACTGAAACACAGATAGAATTAATGGAACCTAAAGAGTTATTTGAATTTGGAGACAAGTTTAAATTCTTAGGGCAATTACCAAAACCAAAAGAAACAAAAGTAATTAAGGTTAATGGCAGAGAATATGGTTTAACAGAATTAACCAGAATTAAGTTAGCTCAAATGATAGATATTGAAGAGTATTACAATTTAGGTTTAGAGAAGAGTATAGCTCAAATTCTTTCTGTTTTATACTTACCTATTAAAAAGAGAATACCCTTAACAAATAGGTATACATTAGAAGATTATGAGCCTGATAATGAGAGAGAAGAAGATATGTTAGACGTTGATATGGAAACTATGTGGGGAACTATTCTTTTTTTTTATCGTGGCGTAACGGAATACTCAAACGCTATGAAGGTTTATTTAGAGCAGAAGGAGATGGAGGAGAGGACGAGGTTAGAGGCTTTGATGCTGGAGAAAGTGGTGGTAGAAGGAGTTATGGCGACGTCAATGCCGGAGGAAAAGAAGATATAAATAAAAAGTGGGCTTGGTTTAGCCTAATATACTCTCTTTGTAAAGGAGATATAACTAAAGCTGACGAGGTAATCAATAAAACTTATATTGAGTGCCTGACTTGGTTAAGTTACGAAAAAGATAAAAATGATATATGACTTATACTTATAATCAAATTATTAATGTGTTTAATGATATTGCTGATAACAACGTGTTTGTTAAGAGATTTGGTAGTGGAGAAATAAATGATATTGAGGTTTTTGGACCTAATACAGCCGAATACCCTTACTTATGGGTTGTACCTCAAGGTGCCATTATTAATGAAAACACTATTAACTATACATTTAGAGTAATGGCTTTTGATATTGATAATACTGACGATAGCTTACAACAGGAGATACTTTCTGATACTTTAAGAATTCTTATTGATGTTATAAAAGATTTTAGATACAGAACCACTAATGATTTAGTCTTAATTGGAAGCCCTAATTGTATTCCATTTACACACAGGTTCGTTGATTACAATTCTGGTTGGTATGCTGATATGGTAATTGAAACACCTTTAGAAAATAACCCTTGCGACTAATGGACTTATCAAACATATACAAAGCATTAGAATTAGTTGGTAAAGAGATTACAACTCAAATGGCTAACATTATTAAAGAGAATAATGCCATAGCAAGTGGTAATTTATTAAAATCTCTTACTTATGACGTGTATGTTGAAAATGGTGTATGGAACCTTGTAATTGAATATGAAGATTATGGAAGGTTTGTTGATAAGGGAAGAAACCCTGGTAAATTCCCACCTAAAGCAGATATTGAAAACTGGTTAAGATTAAAGGGTTTACCAAAAGAAGCACTTTGGCCCGTAATGATGAAGATTAAAAAGGGTGGTTTCTATTCAAAGAAAATGGGAACCGTTAGAGGTGGTGGAAAGAGTATGAGTGTTTATACACCAGTAAAAGGAATTCATTTTACAGATCCTTTTACAAAGAATATAAATTTACAGATTTTAAAAGAAGAGTTTGGTAAAGCATTTGCGGCAGCCATAACTGAAGATATAGTAAAAGAACTAAAAAAAGAAAAATAAGATATGGCAATTACAATACTTAACAGACCTTATGATAATAAGGTGTATAGAATTAACCCAGTTTATAACGGACTTGGTTTTATTGTTGATAGTACCTATAAATCAACTCCTAACTTTAAATATATTGCTGAGATATATGATGCTGGTAATGTAAGTAAATATGGAGAATTGAGACATAACCCAGATATCTCTAATCAAAATAGAGGTATGTTTGACGTTGGCAGAGTTTTAGAAGATTTCATTACTTACACTCTTAATTACAAAGAAACTGGTATAAGTAATAATTATAATGCTGCCTTAGGTTATACGGTTAGATTTGGAGAAGAATATACAAGATCTCTTAAACCAACGGCTATAAATAACAACGCATTAGAGACTAATTCAATTAAGATTACAACCTCTAATCTAATTACTATCAAAGCTGGTTCAACTTACCCTGAAGCTGTTTATATTGAAGGTTCTGCTAACTCAACTCTTAATGGTTTTAAAGATTGTTATTCATTAGGAACTGGAGAATTGATTATTAAGAACACTACTTATGCTGCTGGAACATATGGAGATTTTAGAAACATTACAATAGTTCAAGGAGAAAGGTTTAATGGTGTTTCGAGTTATGTTGGTGCTGATGGTGCCAGTTATGTTAAATTAAAAGTAACTAACTATACCGCTCAGAAACCAAAAACTAATTTTAATGTTGGAGATAAGATTTTTGGTAAAACAACTGACGGTTCATTAGCTCAAATGGAAAATATAGAGTGGAGTATAACTGATATTGCAACAAGTAATTCTGGTTCAGGTCCAAACGCAACAGCAATCAATCAAATATCAACTAATATACCTTGGACGTCGGTTGCTTCAACAACCTCAGGTTGGATCGTTTCAAGAAATAACTTTCAATTTAAAAATTTAGTAAATACATTTACAAATAAGTCAATTGCCACTAATGGTGTGGAACAATATGATAGTTTTTTAAATTATGATGCTAAATTCTTTGTTGCTGATCCAAACCCCTTAACAACAACAACTCTTATAACAACAGCTAAGTTCCTAACAAAAAGAGTTAAGAGGTCAATATCTCTTTGTACCGATGAATACTTTATGCTTTCAGCTTTCAACCCCTTAACAACAAGAACACATAGTCAATTCTCAAACCCAGTTACAAATTATATGATTGAATTATGGAGAATTAACAACCCTTATTCAAGTCCTCAAAGTGTAACGAGTTTATCATTTAATAATTATCTTGGTTCTTCTAAAGTGTTTCTTAACCTTACTGGTAATAAGAGCGATATAACAATTGGTTCAATTACAAGAGTTTTTGGTTGGTATAAACTTGGTTCTCTTTGGCAATCATTTAATTCTTCAAATATAAGAGTGTTTAGTGTTTATTACAATTCAGCTACAAATATAACTCAAGTTGGAGTTTTAATAAACAGAGATAATCTTGGTTTTACTGCCACTTTAGATGGAACTCACCCTTGGACCCTTACCGTAACACAAAAAATATCATTAGTAACTTATACTGATAATTTACAAACAAAAGCATTTAGAATTGAATTACCAGCAGGACCTAAAAACTTAAAAACATTAGTTAGTTATATTGATACTGATGTTTCAAAATATTATATTTTTCCAGTATGGACTAATACACCTATGTCTGACGGAGCTAAAAGTTTCTATAACGTTCAAACTGGTAATGCTCCACTTAGTTTTATACCTTACAAAGTGGCTGGAGAAAAGTTTGAGGTTCTTTTAGATTGTAATTGCTCTAAATATAAAAGATATTCTCTTATGTGGTTAAATGAATTAGGTGGTTGGGACTGGTTTGACTTTGATGCCAGAACTGATAAAACAAGATCTATTGATAGAGCACAATATGGAAGAAAACTATTTGATAATACTTATAGTGGTTATTCTTACAACTATGGAGATAAAGGTAAATCAACTTTTAATGTTAATTCGAGAGATACTTGGACTATGAGAAGCAAATTCTTAACACAAGACGAGTTAGATTGGATCTCATATATATATGAAAGTCCAGAGGTTTATATAATAGATCAAAGTAAAAATGAATATGAAACAACTGCTTCGGTTAAAGCTATACCAGTTAATATAACTAATACTGATGTTGAATTGTTTAATAAAACTAATCTT